AACAAGGTCTGGGCAGCCCCAAAGCTGCTCTTCTATGCTCTGCTAATCGTGGCAGTGAGGAAGGCCCTGGGCCCCAACTGGCTGGCAATCGTGTCGGCCAAATTGGACCCAGCACTAGTCGAGCGCGTGAAGCGAGCCTCGGCCAAGATCATCTCAGCAGCGGTCTTGGCCTGGGCAAAGCTGGTCGACCGGCCCCACCCCGGGTCGGTCTTGGTCAGCGGGCGTCATAACACTTGGCACCGCTGGTCATCCCAGGTGGTCTTGGCGCCAATTGTCGAAGAGGCGGCCAAGACAATGTATTGGCCTGTCAAATACATCATCATAGCGTGGGAGCTATATCGCGAGCGGGTCGTGCTCGCGTCAGACAGGACATACATACCGACACTAGTCATGCACCTCATGACGGCGCAGATGCCATATCCAGCAGCAGTCTGCTTCCACTCCCTCTTCAACTGGCTATGCTGGTTGTCTAATCCCTTATGTCCAGGCCAGGTCTCCGGACCGCCATGGGAGGTCCTCAGTAGAATGAGGGGGGGGGGGTGGATGATGCCCAGGGTGGAAGACGTGTGTAACCACGCGCGACCGAGCGGCGTTATCCGTCAGTCATGCAGCTTGGACCAGCCCTTAACACTGGTCTGTAAGCCGCGGCTGACACTAACCATGGTGGGTATCACGGCCGATACCTGCTGCCCCAGTACATTACGATCTTGCACCCACAACGAGGAGTACGGACTGCGCGACCGAGTGCTCGCGCCCACGTTGTGGGAGGATGATGCAGGACCCACGCCCCAAGCCGCTGCGATACGCCAAAGGTGGCTGGCGTTAGAGCGAAACCTCTTAGGACAATGGAGGGATTTGCTATGGGTTCCGTTCACCTCGGGCGATTCTCCACTCGCCCGGAGGGGCAATGGCTTCAGCCTGAAGCCCCGCCACGTGGAAGATTATCTGGCCAGGTACCCGGCCGGCCGCAGAACCCTGTTAAGGGAGGGTTATGACGCGGCCTTAAGGGTTGGCATCACACGCAGGGATATGCGTTATGAAGCCTTTGTGAAAGTTGAGAATGGTGTCAACTATCGCAAGTCCTGCCCAGATGGGGCCAAAGACCAAGTGCCGAGGATAATCCAGGGCCGGTCCAACATAGTTAATGTGTTGACCGGCCCTTGGTTAACCTCATGGGCCAAGCAGCTGTGTAAGTCCGTTGGGATTAAGCAGGTGCACAGGCTCCCAGTAGCCGCAGCGGGGGGGAACACCGCCGAAGAACTGGGGGCATGGTTCGACGAGGCATGCCAGCATTGTGGAAGCGACCTGATTTTCGGTACGGGGGATGCGACGCGTTGGGACCGCAGCGTGAGCCAAACCCCTATCGAGATTAGGCATCGATTTTACGATCCTGCGGTCTTATAGGAGAAACTTTGCGAGTAGCCCAGGC